CAAATAAATCTGCGCCACCGTCGTCGGGAGTAATGAAACCAAAACCTTTGGTGTCGTTAAACCACTTTACTTTTCCTGTTACCATTTTTTTCCTATTGTGTTAAATGTTTTCTGTGTGTGTAAATTATAATCTTACTAAAACTTCTTGATATTGTCCATTAATGACCATGATTTGCTTTTTATAAGCAATACCGTCAATGTAAACAACATCTACGGGCTGTTGTTGTACGATCACAGGCTGTTGTTGTACGATCACAGGCGGTCTCGTTGCCGCATAAACTACAGCACCTCCGATTACCGCTGGTGCTACCCAACCCCAACCGTTGCCACCATAATATCCGCCGTGGCCGTGTCTCCAACCATGGTGTTGTGCGTTAGCAGAAACTGCTAACACAGAAAGTAATAAACCGGCTAAAATCTTTTTCATAACCTTCTCCTTAGAGCCTGTATATATTTAACGCCTTAGCCTCAAGATTCGTTGACTAGAATTGATTGTTAAACCATCCAATCTTACGACCTTCTAGAATACGCTTATCGTGTTCCTCTACCGAACCTGGAAAGCGCCAAGCCCAAATTGCCACTAGGCACATAAAGGCTGCTGTGTACATTATACCACGAACGGGCACTGCTGTCAACCACATGATAACCAAACTGCTAGACATCATGGCCAGCATGAAAAATTTCATTTTATGTGGGAATACCCGTTTCTCATTCCAATTAGTTAAGAAAGGGCCAAAAATTTTGTGATTGTATAACCAGGCATGCATTTTAGGACTACCTTTGGCAAAACAATATGCGGCAAAGACTACAAAACAACTGTAGGGTATGCCAGGAGTAATCAAACCAATATAGGCCATTCCTAAACTAAGAAATCCTAGTATTTTCCAAAAAAACTTTTTAACACTATCCGGCAAAGACATTTGAACTCCCCGATGTAATTGTATTGTCGCCTGTATATTCGTCTCCAATTCTAGCTAACGGTAAACCGTTAACGAATACAGTACCACTGGCAGATGTTACTGTGCTACCATCATTTCCGCAACCTGCGGCAGGATGTGGTGCAACCACATCACCTTGTCTTACTGCACCAATTTCATTAACAAACACGTCTCCCGAACAGGCGTTAGTTGCGGTACCAACTGGTGCCGGGCATTTTTTAGCTGTTCCAGTTTTACTGAATACGCTGTCTGTTCCTTTTCCTCTAGCTACTGGGGGCATAACTACTCCTTGTAATTTGGACCTTTGGCAACTAATGCTTTAAAATAGGCTAGAGAAGGCTCATATCTCCAATAAAAAAATTGTTTAATAGGAGCAGGTTCTGTAGCACCCACAATAGGTACAGCGGCCGCTGGATTATCGTCATATTTAGCGATGAAATTATAAGTGGCCAGCTTTTCTCTACTGCTAGGTGGTGCCCATTTAATTATACTTTTCCACGGTTCGGTATTGTCCGGTGGTAGATTTTTTTCTGTTAAATCAGGGAATACAAACCTAAACACTTCGTCTGTAAAAATATTTACAGGTGTGCCTTTTATATTGATGGTATCTGCACCTTTTTTAGTTACAGTAATTCCAGAAACTCCCAAATTAGTCGGTACTATAATAGATAATACTGGAGCAGTATCTGTACCATCTGAATATTCAAATTTTACATCAAAGTCCACCTCTGCTCCCGAGAGTGCAGAAGGAATATATCCCGATCCAGGAGTTGTACCTACATCAGGATATTGATCTCCTACTATGCCACTGGGCAATGGAATTTTTTCTATTACTGTAAATTTCCAAGGCATATTATCTTAGAGCAATACCTGTGGTGCTCTGAATAAACTGATCTGCAAAAGATTTGTCAGTAGCTTCGATTACTACTACTGTACCTTTGTTTAGTCTAACTTCTTTGTCGGGACTAACTGTAAACAAATAAGGCATTAGTCCAGGACCTTTTGGACCCATGCCTATGACCTGTGGGTGGCTCAATTTATAATACATTGGCCCATCGTCTACCAACTTGGCAACAATTTCTTCTCCGCTGGTAAGTTTGAGTGTAACAACTTCGCCAATGGCGACACCTTTATCAATTAGCATTTTCTAACCTTTTCTTTAGTTCTGTAAATCCGCCCACTAGTTCTTCACCTAGAAAAATCTGTGGTACTGTTCTTGCTGTAGGTACAGCTTCTAACAATTCTTCTTTAGTGTACCCGTCTCCAATTTTCTTTTCTTCAAATGGGATACCTTTTTGTTTTAACAACGCCTTTGCTTGATCGCAATAGGGGCAGTTATACTTGCTCCATACAATAGCTTTCATTTTATTTCCTTAACTTGAATAGACAATTTGTCCTTTTGTATTAGTCACTCTAACTAGTATAGCACCTTTTTGTTTCTTGGCCAAGGCCGCTGATATAGCCTGTGCTTCTGTGCCATAGCTACCTAGACTGCTCCAGGACTCATAGGGTGTTCTAACTTTAAAATGTACTTTGAACATGATATATTATAATGCTGGAAGAGCATCATAGTCAATGGCATCACTCATAACACCAATAACATAATTAGTGCTTTCACTTTCCTGTAATGCTGTTTGTTTCTTGCTGGTATCGACATGCTTGTTAAACCAAGGAATAGGTGTAGACTTTGGTGCAGGGTTATGGTATTTGATACCAATGTCTTTTAAAGCACCTACTGCTGTGTAGTCAACAAAGTCTTTAAGTATGTTAGCATTAAGTCCAATCACTGGACCTTTGTTAAACAAATAATCGGCCCAGGCTTTTTCTTCACGGATAACATCAAGATATAGCTCGTAGACTTCTTGCTCACACTCTGATTTCACTGCGGCAAATCTTGGATCTTCTTTGATCACCTGATTGATTAGGAAAGCTGTCCAACCTTTATGTAATAATTCGTCTTGTAGAATTAACTGAATAATGTTTCCATTGCCCATAAAGATTTTATTCTCTACCATTGCTAGGCTTGTGGCAAAGCTAACCATAAAGCGGAATGCTTCTAATGCGTATGATGCATGTAGTGCCAACCAAATTGCTTTAATATGTTCAGCTTCGTTGACCTTACCGTCCATTTCTTTCATACAGTTAATTCTGTGCAAGCGATCGTAATAGTTGCCTACACTACTAGCCATTCCAACAATTTCTTCTGTGTCGTGAATTGTATTAAACACATCCTTGGGCACATTATAGATGTTGCGAATAATATGACTGTAACTACGACTGTGAATATTAGTTTCAAAGAATGTCCAGTTGTATACTAGTGCTTCTAGTTCTGGCAAGCTGATTACCGGAGCAAATACTTGACTTGGACCACGACCTTGTAAACTGTCTAGTGCTGTTTGACGCAATAGGTTACTGGTGAAGATGTGCTTGACAGCATCACTAGCATCTTTAAAATCGCCAGCATCTTTAGTCAGTGATATTTCTTCAGGTACCCAAAAGAAACCACGTGCAGTAGTTTCAAAGTTGGCAATCTTATTGTATTTTACTTCTTCAAATCGTTGGATGGTAACAGGCCCTGCTGGGTCCAGAAACATCTTACGATTAAGGTAGTCTGTCTTTGTGTTTAAATTATATTGAGCTTTGCTCATAGTTTACATGCCTCGCAATCTTCTTCTATGCTTGTTTCAACTTCGCGTTCATTGTGGAAGCCGTTGTAGTGTACTTCCGGTGTTGGTTCTGCTGTGGCCTTGCTGCCTGCTTTGTTGATTAGGCTGTAATAGAATGTCTTCAATCCCCACATGTGAGCCTGCATTAAATTCTTTGCAATCAGCGTTGTAGGCACTCTGCGATCAGCCCAGTGTGCGGGGTTGTAAAAGGTGTTTGTTGAAATACTTTGATCAACATAGGCTGCTAGTACAGCCGCAGTCTTTAGATAACCATCACAGTCTTTTTGTTCCCACATCAGTTGATACTTGTTCTTTAGTCTGTTATACTCAGGTACTACCTGTGTAAACGATCCTGCTTTGCTTTCCTTGGTGCTGATCAAACTCATAGGCATTTCAATACCGTTGGTTGAGTTAATAACAACACTAGAGCTTTCTACTGGAGCAATGGCCATTAGTGTGGCATTGCGTACTCCATACTGCTTCATGTTACCACGTAGTGTTTCCCAATCCAATTCAGGAGTAAAGTCTGCTAGTTCATTTACACCTTTAGCACGTAGCTCCCACGGAAACGTACCCTGGCCGTATCGTGTCTGTGAGCTATGCTGACAAGCACCACGCTCTCGGGCCAACTCTACTGTCGCTTCCGTTAAGTAGAACGCTTGATGTTCCATCCAAGATTTTACCTCTGCCAGTGCATCTTTGTCACCGTATTTCAGACCACGCTTGGCGTGCCAGTAGGCTAGATTGGTTACACCAATCCCTAATGGTTGTATCTCATCGTTTGACAGTTTACTCTGTATCGATAAGAAATCTTGATAGTCAAGAATGTTACACAGGCTACGCTGTAGAATTCTACAAGCTCTACGCATGTCCTCTGGATTTCGGAACGATCCCCAGTTGATAGATCCCAGTGTACATAACGCTATGCGGCCTGCCTCGTCGTCTAATCGCTTAAATGGACGGGTGGGTAGTAGGATCTCACAACACAAGTTACTTTGATAAATCGTATGATAGTCAGGGTCAAAAGGCCCTTGATTCATTACATTATCAATGAATACAAGATATATTCGACCTGTGTCTGTGCGTTCTTTCAGTATACCACTCTTGAAAACTTCCTCAGCAGACATAGTCTTAGTACGTAGACCTTTCTGCTTTTCATATTTTACATATAGCTCTTCAAACAACTCGGTGTCTTTGTAGAATGCTTCATATAAATCAGGTACTTCGTTTGGATCAAAGAATGTTATGTTTTCTTTGTTTTTAAATCTTCTCCAGAAGAAGGCTGACAAGACGACACCGTAGTCCATGTGGCGTACACGGGTCTCTTCAGTACCCTGATTGTTTTTAAGCACAATAAGATCATCAAACTGGTGATGCCAAATAGGATAGAATACAGTAGCACTTGCATTACGGATACCTCCTTGTGAGCAACTTCTTAAGTCACCAAACCATTTCTTTAGGAAAGGTATCATACCTGTATGCATGATCTCACCACCACGGATGGGACTGCCTAGTGATCTTAAACGTCCTATCTCTAGACCAATGCCAGCACGTTTGCTGGCATACTTGGCCATCATTTCCCCTGAGGCAAAAATAGAATCGAGATCATCATCGCTACGAATAAGAACACAGCTACTAAACTGTTTGGTAGGAGTACCAAGGCCAGCGAGTACAGGAGTAGCAAGAGTAAAAAGACCATCACTGGCGGCTTGGTAATACTCTTTGATGTATCGCATACGAGCTGAATTAGGTTCTTCTTTATGAAAAACAGTTGCGGCCGCAACCATGTAACGAACTTGTGGTGTTTCATAAGTGTCTTTTGTTGCACGATTTTTAACAAGATATTTTTCTATCAACTGTTCAATGGCTGCGTATCCGTATTGTTCATCTTTTTCATGATCCAACATATCGTCCATCTTGTGCCAATCATCTTCCGTGTACCATACAAGCAGTTCAGGAGTATAGAGACCAACTTCTACATTCTTTTTAACTATGTCGTATAGGTTAGGTGGGGTGTAGCTTCCGTAGACATCTTTACGTAGCATAGATACACGTTGTTTACCTGCAACATATTGATAATTAACATGTCCAACGTCTGGATTGTTTTCAACGTCAATTAGATCAACAATAGCACGTAAAGTAATGCCGTCAATTTCTTCAGTGGTGATGCCGTCGTAAAAATGAGGTTGGGCTTTGATCTCAATCATACTTTGACTAACATCCGCAATACCCTTACAAACTTTCGCTACCTGTGCCTGCCATTTCTCAACTGCCAATGGCTCTTTTTTTCCGCTTCTTTTAATTACTGTTATTTCCATCTATGTCTCTATTTTAGTTGATATTTATAGCAACTGACCGCAGCGCCATAAGGTGTTGGTTTGAAAATCTTTAAACTCATGCACAACCCTAGGCTCATAGTTCAACACATGTGCGTTGTCGACCACAAGATAGAATCTGGATTGATTTTCCACTGGCATAGACGTATGTATCTCACAAACGCTGGTCATAAACCGCTGCGTTAATTTTAAAGTGTACAGCATTCCTAGGCAAATTGCAAGCTCATCTAGTTTGCCATCAAGAACTAAATGCCATGGATCGGGCCATTCGGAAGGGATTTTGGGATTCAGATAATGATTAACAAAGGGAGCTCGGCTCCAGAGTTCGGCAACATCGGTAAGCGGTGTTTCGCTTACTTCTAATCTGTCTCTAAACTTTTTCCACTCTGTTAATCTCTCGTTGCCGTAGAGATCAAACATATCTTATACACCGTATCGAATTGAGTAAGAAATAGTACCAGTGCCCGCATACTGCAATGGATTCTTGTATGTTAAAAGAATAGTATCAACACTTTGGGTTGAATCACCTGTAGTGTCTTCATTGTCTTTTAATTCTGCATTGAATTCAAAATTAGTCATTACTAGGCCTCCTGGATCTGTAACTAAGCTAATAGAGTATGTATAATTATCTGCAATGGCCACATGATCACTGGTGTTTTCAACACCATCATTGACAACTATGGTTAGCTGACCTTTTCTATTATAACTATACTCACCTATGGTAATATTATAATCAATTATAATATATCTGTTCTTAACAGAAAATACTGCAAGTGGAATAAATGTATCACTGAGATAAATGATACTATAGTAGTCGTCTGTGAAATTTACAGATCCAGCATTAACAACTTCAGCAATACCAACGGAGGTATCAACTAAAGTGATACCTGCTTCTTGATGACGATCGCTGCGACAGTTAGTAACTACGTTGCCGTATTTTGTACCAAAGACTACCATTTCGGTTTCAGGATTAGCATTACCGTTAATACCATTACCTACATTTGTAAAAATGGTATCGTTGATACTGGTGCCATGACCTTTGGTTGAAAATAGTGCCTGTTTGGCAATGTCTTCAAAACGGCTTCGACCGAAACTCCAGTTATTGGTCTGTAAGTCGGTTACACCTTCAATGTAAATGGCAGTATCGCAGATATAAAATTTGCAATCATCAAAGACTATTTTAGTTTCATAGTAGTCTGACTCACTGTGGGTGTGAATACATTTTGCTGCCAGTGTAACAGAATCAAAAGAACATCCAATAAAATCAATGTTGTGTACTCTAGTTCCAAAGAAATTATTTTCCCAGGCAAGTGCGGATTTGGCCGTATTGATGCCAGTTGACGAATTAGTTGGAGTTGGTTCTACCATAAACTCGGCACCGTCTGTAGAAGGTTTTAATCTTATAGTAATATAGCTTTCAATTTCTTGTGCTGAAATATCGCTTCCCAACATGGCAGTTATAATCAAAGACTCAGCAATTATACTAGCTTCAAAATATAAAGGAAAAACGGTATCAGTATTGTTTAATGTATCAACTAATGCAGTAACCGATGCTACCGTAGAAGATACATAAACTTGAATTCTAGATGCAGTACCAATACCGCTACCAGTTACTGTGATATAGCCACCTGTGGTAATACTTGATAAATCATATGACTGGGATGCCAGGATTGGATTATAGTTATCGTCACCTAATTGATACGTGCCTTTCCATGTTACATTTTCAAACTTACTGTCTTTTAAACCAGTCAAATTAGTTTCACCCGAAGTAAAGGCAATTGTTAGATTGCTAATAGAAATATTTTCTGGTCTATCTGTACTGGTAAAAGTCAATACATCTGCACCGGTTTCGCTTAGGAATTCTATACCTGTACTACCAATATCAAGGATGACTCCTGTGGGTGTTTCTCCTTTAAGGATAACATTGCTAGGAATTTTTAATGTAGTTTTAAAATAGTAATGTCCGTTAGGAACAACTAAGACTTTTCTAAATTTAGTATCTGCATTTTGAAATAGTTGATTAAACGCTGTATGGAAGTATTCTGTATGATCTGTACTAGGATCTGGGTCAGGACCAAAGTCAATTACACTGACTTCCATCTCATCTAATTTGGTTTGTATTGATCTAAAGACACTGGCAGTTATACTGAGATCAGGTTCTGCAAATTTGTAGCTACCTGCAAGAGCTAGTAGGTTATCGTGCTCAGTAAGTATTCTGGTATTACCGACATAGGGAGCACCTTCGGTGACGCTGCCGTTACCAATGTATAATTCTTGTGTGTCAACTGCCCATGCTAGTTCAGCAGAACTAAGTTGCGGCAGACCTGAAAGCAGTTTTTGCCCGCGTCTTTGTTGTATTTTCGATATCTGTACGACAGCCATAGATAAATTCCCGTTATAGGGTATTTATCTTCCTAGGGCATAGTACTCTTCTACCTTGTTAAGCCACATGTCTTGGTACTTGTTAAAATCTTCAGCTTTTACTTCAAACTGTTGATATTCAAAAGCACGACTACACATAAACACAATACCACGACGAATGTCTGTGCCGTAGACTTCATTATGTGCTAATATATAGGCCACTAACTGCATATAGTAGTCTTCAACCCATTCTGCTTTTTTAGGCTTATTAGTCTGCTTGTAATCCATAACAGCAGGTTCGCCGTCATAGACACCTACTAGATCAGTAGTGCCCGAATACAGTCCAGGAAAGTATAGACTCTGTTCCATAGCCCAAACTTCATTGACCTTGCTAAGTCCTTGATCAATGATAACATCGGCCATTTTATTGGCCTGCACATGAACAGGATTGTTACCTGGTTGTCGTTGTATGCCGGCAATAAACCTTTCTAGGTTACTGTGCATGGCAGTACCTACGCCTGCGGCTTCTGTAGTGATGCGTTGTGCATTTTCTACGCCTACACGTTTCTTCCATTCATTCAAGTGCGTCATATCTTTGGTTGCACTGAGAATGGTAGTTACGCTGGGTAGGCTTTCGCCGTCTGGAGTTTGGTAGACACGTTTGCGTGTTACGGGGTCATTGACCTGAACGCAGCCTTTATATTGGAAGCGTTCGACAAAGGGTGGTGGGCTGATAATCATATACTGTATATATTACAGTAAAAGAATTGTTTTGTCAAGCCTGGGGATTAGTTACTTGTGGAGTCTGCTGTGATTGGGCAAGCTGCCCTGCGGCAGCACTATCCGCCGTTTGATCCACTTGATCTTGACTGGTTTTTCCAGTTTGTTGTGGACTCTGTTCTTGATCGTCTGGAGCACCAGGAACTTTTAATTCTAGGCCGCGTTCATTGAAATTCTTAACCATGGCCTGTATCGCAGGACTGCCGTCGTACATGGCCTTGAAAGTTTCGTAGTCAGCACTGAGTTCAAATCCACTAGTAGATAATACTTTGTTAAGTCCTGACCAATTTAAACTTGAAGGTGCTTTCTTGCTGGCGGCACGACCAATATAGTTACGGAGAACCATAACAAACTTATCACCTTGATCATCATTGGAAAATTCAAAAAATCTCATTTTATCTGTGCCAGCTGTTGTTGTAGAGCCTGTACTTCTTGTTGTTTGACTTTGATTTGATCTTGCACGTCTTGCTTCTGAGCCTGTACTTCTTTCGCATGTTCTGCATCTTGTTTGGCTTTTTCAGCAGGATCTTCTGCACCCAACATTTGACCACCCTGGGCGGCTGCACCTTGCGCTGCCTGAGCAACATTGCCGACTCCTTGGCCAACTGCCTGCGCACCTGTCTTGACTGCACTGCCGACTGCCTGCGCACCTTTGGCTATTGCGGTACCTGCGCCTTTGGCTAAAGCTGCACCACCTTTGAGAGCTGCACCACCGGCGGCCACAGCACCGCGAGCCAACATACCTGCACCGGCTGCAAGAGCCGGCAGTATTTCATCCAGCTGTTGTTTTTCTTTCTCGGAGGTGATCTCGTCTAAACGCATTTTAACCTGCTAGAAGTTTCATCAAACGATTGCTACGTTGGATGCTTTCACGTTGCTCACGTCCTGCTTCTTCTGCACCACCTGTGCTTGGCTCAGCTGCGGCAAATGCATCTTCTTCTCCGCCCATGTCTGCACCTGGCTCTGCGTTCATCATGTCTGGTTCAGCTGCCATATCATCAGCACCTGATTCGGCACCTGGCTCGCCGCCTAGCATATCTGCTGGTTGCTCACCGCTGGCCAAACTACGAACGCCTGTTGAAAGTGTATCGCGGGTGGCTTTTAGATTTTCTAAAGCCTGTTGAATTGCTGGAGCAACGGCTTCAATGAATGCCTTGGCTTGTTCTTGGCCCATTTCATCACGGATACTGTCGCCTAACTGTAATAGAGTGTCATTCTCCATACCAGAAAGTTCTTCAATCCAACGACCTACTCTGTCCACCATTGTTTTTGCTGTGACGATCGCAGAAGCTTGCTGGATCTCACCTTCTCTTAGATTACGCATATCTTCTCCTGTGTTTATGCTTTCGTTTTTATCTTTCTTTAATCTGCCGTCATTCTCTGCAGATTTTAACATTGCGGCACGGTCGCCATAGCTACCACGCTTGACATCTTTGGCAGCATCTTTCTCACCTTGTGTAGGATTGTTGACATGCTTTAATGGATCAAACTTTTCAGACTGAATGCTTTCCGAAGGTTCAGCACCAGTTAGACTCACTGACCACTTCTTGCCTGAGCTTGCTGATTTCTTTTCGGCCCAGTGTTTCATGCTTTGTAAATGACGATATTCTTCTGGGCTGTCTGCTGTACCTTTGCCAGCAAATACTTTCCAAGGCTTACCATTGATAGAAACTTGGATGTTATTCTTTTCATGACCTAGTTCGTGTTGTAGTTCAGCACGTTTAAAGTCGCGTTTGTCTTGCGAACCAAGGCTCGGAGCATGAGGATCAGCAAACCCGTGTTGATAACCTGCTTCACCAACTTCATGACCTTGTTTTTGTAAGTCGTGATAAGCACTGATTAGGTCAGCTGGAAAATCTTCATCATAATTTAACATATAGTTGGCACGTTTTTTACTACCGCCAGCAAGTTCTAGAATGTAAGGCCATGCGGCGCTGAAAAATTCATCGCCACGTCCACTGGTTGGTAGGTCAGGATGTTCATCATATACTTTTTGTGCGATTTCTTCATATGAGTATGCTTCAGCTACTACAGCTTCCTGTTCAATACCTTCTTGATCTTCAGTACCAACAATGTACTCTTGACGATCTGCTAGTTCAGCAACAATAGCATCGTGCATGAACTGTGCTTTGGTGTATGCTTCGTTATCTAGATCCTCAGTGAATCCACTTTGGCCTCGAACTTGGCTGATCTGTGTACGTAGCTTGTTACGTGCATCTTCCAGTTTGGCTGTGTCAAAGGTAGCGAAATCAATTTTGTTGCCGAATAGTTTTTCCAAAGATTCATTTAGTCTTTTAGGAGATCTATTAAATTTAAAAAGTTCTGTTGTTCTCATTTTTAGGGATCCAGATTGATGTAGTATTTATACGGAATAAGTTAAACCTATAGCGGTAGATTTCGCTGAACTGGTCCTTTCCTTGCTTTCACAATACTTAGCCCACAGTGTATCAGCACGATCATAATCTTTGTTTTTAGTTGCAGAATGATACTTGGTTAGCAGTGTTTGGCTGTCAGCGAACCAACGCCCGTATTCTTGATCGGCACGATATAGTCGATCCATTTGAATAGTATTTTGATTTCTAGCTAATGCATTGGCTAGTTTAATTGCCACTGCGTTTAGACTTATGTTATTGTATACGCAAACTTCGTTGCTGTAAAGATGTTTAACTGGGCCTTCGCTGACTATGAGTATAGAGCCTACAAGAATTCCCTGATCTGTCTTAACAGGAATTATGTTACGGGCTAGTTCTTTGCTGACGACTTGGTCAAGCCGTCTTCGGATATCTGTCATTAAAAAAGGACCCTTAGGTCCTATATTTAACTGCGTATATTTTAGAGTCCTAGGAATTTGAGTATCAATGGCATATTTAAATGCCCCATCCAGCCAGTGCCTGCACCAAACGCTAACAATACCATCATGTACATAGTGTACTTATTTTTGATTTTTTCTAGATCACCAATCTTGTTAGCAAGTTCTGCATGTTGGCTATTAGATGCCTCAGCCATTTCTTTTAGTTTGTCTGCTAGTAAATCACGAGTGTTATCTAAACAGTCGTGCATATCTCTGACATCACTTTTGATATCAAGAAGTTTTTCGTTAATCGCTTCTACTTTGATTTCAACTACAGCTACCCGCTCAGGTAGTGCAGCCAATTGTGCAACTGCTTCTTTCGTGGCCATTTAGGCTATCTCCAATGTTATAAGTCAAGTGCTCGCTCCGAGCCATGTGCCTAATGTATAATCGAATGCCTAATGGTGATTTGCCTGTATGCTTTATTTATATTGAATTGGTTATATCACGGACCCAAATATTGGCTTGATCACCTTTGCTAATAAAGCAAGCAGGGTCTATGTCTACAGAATTAGTTAAATTAGCTATGATTGGGACGCCGTGTAAATCATCAATTAGTAGGCCAACAGAATTGTTGTCACGTAAAAAAACATCGTCGCGTTCAACATCAAACTCCCAACTCCAATGATGGGCTTTGCCACCTATATCATAGGGCAGACTACCCTTGCTCATTATAGGATCTCGCACCCATTGTACGTTGCTTCGTAGACCAATGGCCTGTAGTAGGCTGTTAAAATTGGCCTGTTGACGAAGTTTCAGTGTATCAGTTTCAGACCTATGTGGATTGGTCCTAGTAATGTCGACAAGTGTGATAATACGATAGCGTGGCATAATATGCTACTATTTACACCGATAAAAAAAGGGCGGAATAAATCCGCCCCCATCTTCCCATCCCTGAGAATTAAATGCTATTAAGCAAATGTTGTACCTGTTAGAACGACGTTAGTGATTGTGATGTCACCGTTAGCGCCTTTAGCTCTCAAAGATACTGACTCTTCTAGAGTTTCGTAGGTTGTGTTGCCTGTGTCAGCTGTACCGCCGATACTGTCAGCACCACGTCCACCTGCGTTAGCTGTGTCCAATGCTACTAGAGCAATGAAACCCTGTGTGCTAGCGTGTGGCTTGCCAATGTAGAATACTTCAGCACCACCAGCGATCAAACCAGCTACTGCTTTAGACATTAGGCTGTTAGTGATAGTTGGAGTTGTTGTGAAGTCCAAAGATGCGGAAACAACTTGGATAGCCTGTAGTTGACGTGTACCAAAACGTGTGTATGGACCAATTCCTGCTGCGCCGTCGCCCAACAACTTGTAGTTGTTAGCTGGTAAGTAAGATGCTGTGATTGCTGCGCCTGCATTGCTGTAGGTCTGTGCAAAACTTGTTAAATCTGCCATGATATGTTCTCCTTGATCAATAGTCCCGCTCCGGGACTGGCAATACTAAGAATCACCCTGATTCTTATAAAGTATTTATATTGGAATGGAAAAATCAGGCTTCTTGAGACCTTAATCGGCTCTAAATGGAGTCCAACGATCGCGTGGAACTAGTTTTGTACCGCCTGCAACATAGCCTTCACCGCCAGGTTTACCACCTGTGCTGGCAGTGATGTCGCCTCCTGCACTATCTAACTCACGGATTACTTCGTCTTTGGCCGCCATAATTTCACGTACTAGCTCAAACATCTTGTCCATTACGCCGGGATGTGATTCGCTGTGTGCTTGTATTTTGGCTGCTTTTGCAGGAGTCTTTTGCTCAAAGGCCATAAAAGCTTCTGTGTTGATTTTATCTAGTTGTTTGGCTTTACTCTGAGTGTTAACAAATGTATAGATCTCACTTTGTAAATAGCCCATGCCTGCCACTGGTGCTAGTAGTTTGTTAATAGCTGGTTGCATTTTGGCCAGCACTTCGATTTTGGCAAGATTCTCTGCGCCAACAGCTGGTCTATGGCTGACACTGGTTAGGCCAAATACTTTCAATTCTGGATTAGTACTAAACTGATCAGGATCTGTAAAATCCTCACCGCTCTTGTCTCCAAAGTAACTAAAGAGTTTGTGTGCGGCCACTGCTACTTTGGCCTTGGCCAATTCTCTACCAATTTGGCTACTGCCAATTACTGAATAGGTTGTTTGATTAGGAGTAAAACTTATGCGTCCGTCGCCGCCTTGATATGGTTTGCCTGGGTGGAATAGGATATCACCGTAGACATAACCACGGAAATCTGCAGGAGTTGCTTGTTCAAATACGGGCCATAGAGCAGCCATATCTCCGGCAAACTTGGCACGCCATTCTTCGCCCTTGCCTCTGCTATTGATAAAACCTGCAAGTTCTTCTGGGCTAGAGCTTTTGCCTTCTTCACGGCCCCAGTTGTTTTTACCTACTAAGCGGAATGTACCATCATCGTCTCTGCCCCAATATACTGTGGGATTGCCGTCCCACTTGATTGTGATGCTGGTTTCCGGGCTGGCTAGATCTTTCAATACTTTGATAGCACGAACAGCACCATCAGCTTCTGTGAACACTAGATCTTCTAGGTGGTTGAATTCTCTGCCTACCTTCTTAGGAGCAGGTGCTTCAGCTTCAGTTAATATTTCCCAGAATCTCATTTTACAATATTAATCATTCTACGCATCCAAGCATTGCTACCTGGCACGTAACTTTCAAATGCTTCTTTAACTGGCAGTTCAATGCCCTGTTTACCCAGTGTTTCTCTAGCACCTGCTACTAACTCATCATAGTTAGGTAATTTGATAATGTAGGCGATGATGCCGTCTACACTTTTTACATCTTTAACTGTGGCAGTTTGTCCTAGTAACTGTTTGGCAATAGTATTCCAGTCATCACCGTTCTCTAATGGTTCGCTGGTATCTGCATGTAACAATCCAAACTTTGGACTATACTTTAATCCTCTAGCACGAGCAATACTGCTCAATAAAATATGACGATGTTCACCGCGATAAGAACCACGTCCACCAATCATACTGCCCTGTTGGAACTTCGGATTAGCCGAAAACATAAAGTCAGCTTGCACAAAGCCATTGACTTGATCACCTGCAATTGGTGTTTTTAAATGTACGCTGTCGCCGCTTAATTTAACTGAGTCTTTACCAAACTGTGCAACCAGCTTGGCTTGAAATTCTTTTTTGTCTACTTCGTTGGCATCTACGCTAAGATCTAGGTCGCCTGAACTGTTTAATTCAAATGTGCCATCCGGATCTTCTTTACGCCCTGTGGTGCCTAGCCACTTTACTGGTTTTTTGTCATCTGGGTCTAGTTCTTTAGTGAAATCTAATCCTGTGACCTTTTCAATAAAGTCAATGGTCGCTGGCACATCTTTGGTAGCGATGCGCTGTGTTAATGGTTCTTTATCCGGGCCTTTGAATACGTTGCCGCCCTCAAATAGATTAGTTGTCATTGCTTTCATCTAGTTTTCTTCGTTGTTTACGTGACTCTGCAATCCTACGCACACCACGTGTAAATTTAGCAGGATCTTGTCCTTTGATAGCATTAATTAGTCTACGCTCTAACTCATCAGCACTTTCAGCATCGTAGTGCTTGTGGATGCTTTCCAGCAGATTAATTGCAGAATTAATGATGTTAGTGGCACGACTTTCGATTAGAGAGTCTGTACTACGTACATCAGCAATACTATTAAGTTCCTGCAGAATCGATCTGGTGCGAAGTTTCATAAACTGTTTCCTATTACGTATTTAACTCAAATTAAATCTTATTATACATTAGTTTTTGGCAAAGGTCTATGTTGATTTTAATCTAACTGTAATGTATAGTGAACTAAATACTCAGTAGAAACCATGAGTCGCTACATACACAGAGGATACACAAAATGAAATACCTATCAGAAAAAATGCAGTCTATCTTGGAACGATTAAGTGAAATGTTTCCAGGATCTAGCTATCAAAGCCGCTTAGATCAATATCTAAGCACCAAAGGCATTACCGATGCCGCACAGTTGGAAAACTACATCCGACAATTTAATTCTCAAAAGGAATCTTATCTATGAAAACAATCTTAAACTCAATCTGGTCATTTTTAGAATCATTTGCACAGGCCCGTGCTGCCGCAAGTCTTGCTCGTCAAGGCCGTATAGAAGAAGCTAAAGCTGTCTACGGATCTTAATAAATATTGGCATGAACTTGGTGTACATTCACGGAGCTAATGCCACCAGCGAAAGCTTCAATTATATTAGAAGTAAATTAGGCAACGGAGTAGATATCAACTACGACAGTCGCAATGGGTTTGAGAATAACCTAAAAGACATGCAGTCAGCATTGAGTAATTACACTGATATAGTGTTCATTGCTCATAGCCTAGGCGGTATTTACAGCCTGCACCTAGCTAATACAATGCCTAATGCTGTTAAAGGTGCTGTTACTCTAAGCACACCCTATGGTGGCGCAGAAGTAGCAGACTATGCTCAATACTTCTTGCCCTTCAGCAGACTGATGCGAGACATTGGTCCCAGCTCGTGGGTAATGAGGCAAGCAGATAAGATTAAAATACAGCACCCTTGGACTAACATTGTAACAGTTAAAGGCCAAAGTCCATTCATGCATGAGCCCAATGACGGCGTGGTAACCATAGCCAGTCAGAAGCATCATGAGGATATGGAACTAATAGAAGTAGAACTGCAACCACTATGAAGTAGTGCTCAGCGACCAAGTGGTTGGACTTATCAAAGAACGAGTAAAAAAGTTCCGGAAATAAGTTGTTTTTCTGTCGCAGAGCATATATAATAAGTTAACAGCGAAAAGAAGTAGTTGTTAATTTACAGACATTAACACACAGGAGATTATTATGTCAAACACATTCGAAGCACCAAAGCTACCAGAAGTTAAATTCAACAAAAACGGTTATGAAATCCGTACAGACATCTTGGGCATGGCCAAGAGTCTAGTACAAGACGACTTCCACGCCAAATTCCAAGGCTGGGAAATGACTGCTACTCGTGACGAGAAGACTGGTCAAATCGTTAGTAAAGTTGAAATGCCACAGTTTCCAGGACTTGACAAAGTTCTAGAAACAGCTGAAAAAATGTACTCATTTGTAAACAGCGGCGTAAAGAAGTAAATATTACTTTATAGAGTTATTGACCGCATAGCGGTATATATTATAGTAGAGAATGAAAAAGGACCTTCGGGTCCTTTTTCTTATGTGCGTAACTTGGCCAGTCCAAAAAAGCGCAGGATGCAGATATACATCCAACCTAGATCAAATTCCCACCACCTCTGACTGAACTTGGCATTGGCACCATCTGCGTGATGATTGTTGTGTAGTTCTTCCCCACCAATCCAAACAGCCCACGGAATGATGTTGCGGCTAGTGTCTTTGGTATCTGTGTTACGATATCCCCACCAATGACTCAATCCATTGACCACTCCTGCTGCCCAGAATGGAATCCATATCATTTGAATACCCCACACTACAAGTCCCCACGGTCCAAAGAGCAAAAGGTCTACGACCAGCATTACAAGAATACCTGAGCGACTGTGTGCGGAGTAAAGGTTGCGTTCAATCCAATCATTGGGACAGTCTTTGCTCAGTGAGTCGACCATAGCTGTGTCTTTGCTGGCTGAATGATAGAGGAATGCTCCGCCAAATAGCACACGCCAAATTCCATAGATCTGTGGACTATGTGGATCACCTTCTTGATCCGAACGCTGATGATGTTTACGATGGATGGCCACCCATTGACGAGTAACCATACCTGTTGTGAACCAAAGCCAGGCTCGCATAAAATGGTTAACCGCAGGATGAAATTGTACGGCTCTATGTGTTTGACTTCTGTGCAGGTATAGGGTAACACAGGCTATGGTGATTTGTACCATCACCAAGGTATAGATTATTATATTCATTGATTACTTAGCCCGTTGACACACGACTAAACTAGTGCTATAATACCAGTATGAAAAACAAACTTATACTTACAGATTGCGATGGTGTGATACTAGATTGGGAATGGGCATTCTCAGTTTGGATGCAAGAACGCGGTTACACACTGACAGCAGATAACAAGAAAAGCTATTATCTGCATCATCACTACAATGAGCTGGAAGAAAAAGATGCCAAGAAAGTTGTCAAAACTTTTAACGAATCGGCGGCTATTGGATTCCTTCCTGCACTTCGTGACAGTGTTCACTATGTTAAACTCTTACACGAAAAACATGGATACCAGTTCCGTGTTATTACCAGTCTAAGTCTAGATAAAAATGCACAGAAGCTGCGTGGAAAGAATCTGCGTAAGTTATTTGGCAATGCCATAGAGTCAGTGATTTGTTTAGATACAGGAGCGGACAAAGATACAGCACTAGAACCATATCGCGACAGTGGCAAGTGGTGGATTGAAGACAAGCCGCAGAATGCAGATGTTGGACACGCTATGGGATTAAAAAGTATTCTTATTGAGCATGGACACAACATGCATCATGTGTGTGATTATCCTGTTGCAAAGAACTGGAAAGAAATTTACGATATTATAAAATAGTTACTGGTTACGGATTCCAGTGATACCATATCTTGTATCCGATTTTATCTAACAATTAAGCTGTTTTTTGTTCTGGTTCAACAAAAGCAACTACTTCTGCACCTTGATCATCCAATCCACCTTCTGGAAAAGGCCATGTTGCTTGTGCTACATGATCTTCCTCTGACATATCTTCATACTCTTCATTTTCTTCTTCTGCTTCTTCAAAGTCTTCGTCATCCGGTGCTGATACTATTGATAGCATGACTTTGTCGTATGCTGACAATTCGTCAATTAGATCTTTTACATGCTGTAAAACTTCTAGGCCGTTGTAGGCATCATCTAATTCTAAATTAACGTTTAACCCGTGTACTGTCATTTCAAGTTTCATTTTGAGCTCCTTGTGGTTAGTGTGCTTGTGGCACACATATATTTAAAGAATAATCGATTACGACAATATTACATCAACTCCAGTACCTAGATGAATCTAGTTTGTCCCAGTATGCTTTATTATTACGATTAACAAAATTCTTGACTAGATATTTGGCCATACCCATATAGCCCATCTTCTTGAACCTGCGACTATCTTGTCCGAAGTGGTGGCGAACAATTCTAAACTTTCGAGGGCTGTACTTGCGGCTCAAGAAGAAGTCTTCTGATGTTGCAAACTGCTCCGGGAAGCCGCCATACTCCTCAAAACGATCTCGACGAGTTAACATAAAGGCACCTACTGCAAAAGGTGAGAAATGTTTTAATGCATGATTGATTAAGTTAAATGCAGTAAACCCAATCTTTGCTCTAAGGTCCTTGTCATAGCATTTGATATTCAATCCTATAAGGTCTAGGTTCTTACGCTCTATTAAATTGACAGCATCACGAATTACTGTGTTCTTGAAGAAGCGAACATCAGCATCAATGAATAATATGTAGGGAGTGTTAACTAGTTGTGCTCCACGGTTCTTGGCCAAGGACACAGGACCTCCCTCAATGATTTCTACATTTAACAAACCCTTGTTGTCTTGTATAACTTGTCGTGTGCGGTCTGTAGAACAGTCAGCAATGATAATTCTAGTATTATCTATGCTTTGACTGCGTAGAGAGTCTAACAAATAGTGTATGTAGTTCTCCTCATTTTTACAGGGAACCACAATGGTAATTTGGTCACTTAATTTTATTGTTTCTTGCATTCTGCTACCACCTTAAAACTATCAAACTTTAACCAACTGGTCATTGTTGATCGTGCTCGCTCGCACTCCTGGTGGGTAGGAAATTCTATCATTACCTTTCCCGGAATGTCTTTTGGATTGTTTAGATGCACTGCCAGTATTATCAGTATCCACATGGTCGCTCTCCTTGGTCCAAGTTACGATTTCCCAGCGACCATCATGATGCTCCACAAGTGCTGTACATGATTCAACCCAGTCACCGTCATTCATGTATGTGACACCGTTGATCTCTTTGATCTCTGCATGATGTATGTGTCCGCATATGACTCCATCGTAACCACGCTTCTTGCAGTAATTGGCTAAATTTTCTTCAAACTTGAATATAAAGTCTACTGCTCGTTTAACTTTGTGCTTAAGGAACTTGCTAAGGCTAAAGTACCCAAAACCCATACGACGACGAATCCAATTAAATTTATTGTTGAGGCTAAGAACAAAGTCATAGGCCTTGTCTCCTAAGAACGCAATCCACGGTGCCAGTCTAGTGATGCCATCAAACAGGTCACCGTGTGTGACTAGATAGTGTTTGCCGTCTGCACCTATGTGTTCTATTTGATTGTGTATTTCTACTAGTCCAAAACTAAACCCATAGGGTATCATGGGTCTTAGAAATTCATCGTGATTGCCTGCTATGAATACAACTCTAGTACCACGCTTGGCATGCCCGAGAACTCTGCGTACCACATTGGTATGGCTCTGTTTCCACCGCCATTTGTTCTGTTGAATCTTCCAGGCGTCGATTATATCTCCCACAAGGTATAGTGTGTCACAACTATTATGCTTGAGGAAATTGTTTAGTTGTCCTGCCTTGCAGTCTTTTGTACCTAAGTGGACATCGCTTACAAAAATACTACGGTAAGTTTTTTGCATAACAAATATTTACCGTAGTATCGATTACATTAGTGTTACAGTCTGTGTTAGATTTGAACCACTGTCCATTTAGTTGTAAATGGTTTACCTTCGGCCTTGTGCTTGATGATCTTGGCGAATTCCTTCTTGCGAAGTTCTAACTGTTTCTCGGCATCGTGGTCGAAGCAAGCCCTATACAACTGCTGAACTAACTTTCGTTGTTTCATAGGTTGCCCCTCCTTGATAATTATTTATTCATTAGTTCGTCAACAAAGTCTAATAAAAGATTATGGTGATGCCCGTTGTGGTATTTGCCCTGCATCCATGAATAGCCTTCATACCAATGCGGTTGACTTTCTGGATGACAGCCTATAATACCTACATTTCCTTGTATGACTGCCATTGGGTCACCGTTAGGATACAGACTCCATATCTTGGCTGTGTCAATGCCTGAGCCTACTAGAGCACAGCCATCATAGAAGAACATGGTCTCTTCTTCGCCCTTCCATAACACTCGTTGATTCTTAGCGTGTGGCCTGCGTGTGTCAGCACCTGGACGGGTGATGTACTGTTCTGCACGAATGTCTTTGAGTAGATCAAGATAGTAGTGTTCGGCCCAGTAGGCTCCCATGCAGATGCCTAGATACCGGCCACCACCTCGAACAAATCTTTTGACTGCATCTCCATTCTCGCTGAACAGATAATCGAAACTGGCTGCATCGCCTATGCCTCCGGGAACACAGACACAGTCTACATCGTCAAAGAAATCCCGCTCAACTTCGTGGCGGGTAAAAATTTTAAAACTGTAATGAGAGCCTAGGGCTTGCATAATCCCATTGCCACTTTGTACACTGCACTTGGGTTGATGTAAGAATAACGCAATCTTTTTCATCACAGCTCTTTATAATAGTGCTCACTTAGAAGATCATTCCGGGGCACGACTCCCATAATCCTCTGCCCAGCAGCCGGGCACACCAAGTAACGCAAGCGTTCCTAAGGTAGGTGTTCTTTATTCAGCGTTCTTACCACACTTGGCACGCTTGGCATTAGTCAATGCGCCATAGTCCACAGGCCATTCTTGTCCTGGATTTAATTCTTTTGCGTTAGCTGGAAACTTAAATTGTACACCTGCCTGTGTTTGAATTTGAGCAAGTGGTAAACGGAACTTGGTTAGGTCGTTGCCCAAATTCACGTAAGGTTTAGTATGTGGGAATGCCCAACCAGCGACTGCACCTGTGGCATTGTTGATAACAATCTTGTAAAATCCATGTGGAACAACAACACCGTTACCGATACGCTCGTTACCAGCGCCATATAATGCCCCCACGTATATAGTGTATGGTTGGTTCATTTGAACTGCCCAACCGCGGACGGATGTTTCCAACAATTTCCAAATTCCCCTGTTTAAAGAGCCGTGTTGAGGGTACATGTTTGTCATTAAAAAACTTTCATATTCCACTTGTTGACTCCAGCTTAGGTCACCATCCGGAGCAGCATGTCCTTTGTCGTAGCCTGTGCCAGCATAGTCATCTGGACGTGGCCCGCCCGGAATTGATTGATCAGCTACGAAAGCGTTGGTGCGTGGAAAGCATCCTAGAGCATTTTGTGGCAATAGGGTATAGGCTACATAAACAGGAATTTTGGCAGCAGGGTCAAATGCTACTAGATAAGCTTCTCTGCAGATAGGGCCTGCAGATTTCTGTGTTTGAGCAAAACCGTAGGGACTGTGTACTTTACAAGCATCTACGGGTAACGGAGGTCTTTGGTCCCAGGCGTAAGAACTAAAGGAAGCAAAGACAAATAATAATGTTAGTAGTTTTTTCATACTTTTATTTATTGCCAAGCGACCATTTTGAATCGTTCCTCTGGAATGCCAAAGTATCTGCATTTCCATTGGCTCTGGGCAAAGAAGTCTAGGTGATGCCACTTGTGCTTTTGTGCTAGGATCTGTTGAGCTGCATCTGCCCAGTCAATGTTTAACAGCACGGGCTCTACAATGTTTTTGATGCACTGAGTTTCTTCGTAGACAAAGCTGTCCCATTCCCAATGTAAGACTTCAAATGCTCTGCCTTCACGGTCAGCATAGTCCATTGAGAAGTCTAATCCCCACTTAGGGCGTAGGGCAATGACCTTGTTGACTAATGGCAAGGTCTTTGCCCAGAATTGTAATTCTTCTAGGGCGGCACCCTTGTAGCCCTTGCGTTCAAATAGCAGGCTGTGATTAAGGTGAGCACCTTCTGTTCTGGGTAACTGTGTAAACCAATCCTGCTTGAGTGCTCGTAGATGATCTCTGTGCTTCTTGGGTTTGATTCTGTTGCCGTAGGCAAAGTGCTGTTCCAACTGTGTAAGATCGTAGCCGTTCTGATCAAAGAGATCTAGATCTTCTATTGTGGGTTGGTAGAGCAGTTTCTCTATGGGCTGGTCCCAATAGCCGTTGGAGTCAAACTGATTATCAGTTATAACCACGGTTGACATCTTTGTCCAGGCAATCTGCACATTCACAGTCCGGGCAGTCGCAGCCGTCTGTCATACAACTTGATCCGCAGTGTCCTGTACACCAGCAGGTGCATTTGGGTTTTAGTCGTTGATAACTCGTGTCATTGTCTTCCATTGTTGACCCCTTATAA